GTTGACTGTTAACTGTACTGCTGGTACAGGTACTACAACAGCTGGATATGGTACTGGTGTTACTGGTTACCTGGAGTATAATGATGGTACTACAACCAGCAATGAACTTTATGTGACTGGATTTGTGAGTTCTTGGCTCACTCAGACTGCTAAGGGATCTATCACCTATCAGCAACTGTTTGATCAGATTGTGACCTCTTACGATAATATCTTGTCTCGTAAGCCTGATGGAACTGCATTTGATGGTTGGACTAATGAGTTCATCAACAATGCAAACCTCACAACCTTGACAGACCTCAACACTGCAATCTATAATGATGCGAACGGTCTGGTTCCTGGAGCAAGTAATGAACTTGGTCAACGTGCTCTGTACAACGGACTGCTGGGCAACTTTAACGAATGCGGTGTAGCAATTTATCCTTAATTTATGGAAAATAATGGAGTGACTCCCATCCGTCCTCTCGAACTGATGATGGATGAGAAGTTGACTAATTTTGATTTTACCGATCACATTGCGGTATGGAAAAACTTTATGCCAGAGAGTGAATGTAAGAAGTTCATTCACTGGTATAAGGCTGCATATCAAAATGCTAGTGTCAAATTCGGTGATGAACTGAACGAACAAAACATCTCAACTGGTGACTGGCAGTTTCCTGATACCCATCTCGGTAGAAAGGATAAACAGATTATGATTCACCATAATAATCCTGAATTAGCACAGACGTGTGCACAGTATTTGCAGTCCTGTCTTAATCATTACGTTCATCGGTATGGTCAGTTAATGACACAGCATATAGCTAGTGTTGTTGCTAAGTTTCAACATACTGAAAAAGGTGGTGGATATCATAAGTGGCACTATGAATCGATGGGGCTGGACCACTCTCATCGTGTTATCGTTTGGACAATCTACTTAAATGATGTTCCTCCTGAATATGGTGGCGAGACTGAATTTTTAGATCAGTGTCGTCGCGTTCCTCCTACTACTGGCACAGTTGTTATGTGGCCAGCTGGTTATACACACCCTCACAGAGGGAACACGCTTCTGTCTGGCGATAAATATATTCTGACAGGCTGGTACTATCTCAATTCGTAAAATGTCGGCACTCAATTTTTCAACAGCACATTTCTATATCAATTCTTACCAGAAGATGCTGGGCTCCTTCAATAGTGGAGTGCAAGATGTGCAGTGCTTCTATGTAACTGATGATGAATGGGATAACACAGTTCTGCCCGCTCTTAATGACATCAACGTCCCTGGTGTTGATGATATGAATATCCTGTGGTATTGGACACCAGCAACAGGATCTGGAGAACTACCATATTATTTGATTGAGAAAACTGATAGAACTGGTCAGTTTCCAAATAATTACAACCACACACCTGACACTGGTGGTCCAGTAACTGCAAACATTACTGCTATTGTTGATGCTTTGTATCCTCTCTTTGAAGCAAAAAGAGATGCGTGGATTGCAGAACAGGCAGAAGCAGCGGCTGCAGCAGCAGCGCAAGCGGCGTATGTTGAGACAATGGTTCCTGCCAATATGACTACATTGCGTGCAGATCGTGACATTCGTCTGACTAATTGTGATTGGACACAACTTCCTGACTGTCAACTGTCTGATGAAGAAAAAGCAAATTGGGCAACATATAGACAGAGATTGAGAGATTTTCCTTCTACATTTTCTGATCCCTATAGTCCTGCAGATTGGACTGATTGGCCAGTTACACCTGAATCTTCTAGTTTCGTTCCCTGATTATGCTTTTTAATTATGAGTTATTGAATGAAGTTCAACTTAATCACGTTGCGAACTTCTATGATATTAGTGAATTTGAAGATGGTGAAAAAACTGGTTCTGATCATAAAGAACTAAAAAATAATATGCAGATGTTACCCGAGCACGCAGATGCTTGCTGGAACATCATTCAACAGGCTTTTGAAGTGACTGACGAGTGTCGGTACTTTATGCAGTTGACGAAAAATACTGTCGGTCTCTTCTGTAGATACACAGAAGGGATGCATTACAACTGGCACGTTGATTCTGCAGAGATGGATATCAGAAATGACATTAGCACTACATTATTTCTGAATGATCCTAGTGAGTATGAAGGTGGAGAATTGGTACTAAGATATGGTACCGAACATCTTTATTTTAAGTTACCTGCTGGTCACGCAATCAGTTATCCAACAGGAACTCCACATAAAGTGATGCCTGTCACCAAGGGAGAGCGTAGAGTTTCTGTGTTTTGGTCTGAATCTATGTTCAGGAAACAGGCTGACAGGAATTTTATGTTCAATCACTACCAAATGATGTGCTCTACGTGCAAAGCATTTGGGTGTGTTCCTGATGATATTGATCCTAATCATCCATTATGGGAAACATTTCAGCACTACGATGCTATCCGCCACGACTTCATAAGGTCCTATGCTGATAAATAACCTCTAGGGTAAGTACTGTATCGTTTTCGGATAATGAGCAATAGAATTATTGCAAGGATTTCTAAAGAAAATCAAGCAGCTGCTGTAATCGAGAGAGCAAAGCAGCGTTTTACGACTCTAGAGAGTTTCCAAGATCTTTCTAGAATTAAGACAATCTTCTTGGATTTCTCGTCGAAAGACGATAACTTCATCAATATCCTTAAGGGTGATGATTTTCCAGAGGTGCATTCTGCTATCTGGGATAGAGAAACGACTATCACTGGTGTCTATGAAGATGCACAGATTGCTAATAATCTGAATGATAGTGATGTTCTCCCTATTGAGACTGATCGTTTAGCCGTTGCTACTGCTCTGGCTACCGAAAATGATGATCCTGACCTGCTTGCCCAACAGATCAGTCCTCAAGCATACGGTAACGTTATCCCCTATAGCGTTGGTGCTGGTACTAATTATGAAATCGATGTTACTATCACCAATACTACTTCTGGTCCGAAGTACTTTGCAGAGGTAATTTACGAGTGCCCTCAGCTGACATTCCTGATGCCAGGACATACGCTGATTCTCAATGTCTCTGATCCGTCAAACTTTAACTATACTCCTGCGTTCTCTACCACTCCTGATGGTACACACAATGGTGGTACTGAGTATAATGTTGGTGTGACCCGTGTTGGTACACCTGGTACCGCTGGTGCGCAGATTAGTCTTACTTACACCCAGACAACACCAAAGCAGATTTACATTTACGCCCAAGAAACACCCAAGGTGGGTGTGCGTGGCAGTGAATTTGTTGCTCCTACAGTTCACTTCAGAGCCACAATGTTCTGTAAGTGGTATCTGGCAAGAATTTCTCAGCAGACTAATGGTCTTGACTATGGTCTGTACTCCTACACCGAAGATGGTGATGGTGTTGACCTGTATGTGATTGACGCTGGTGTGCGTGGTGCGTCACGTCCTGTCAACGCAACTGGTGCTAATCTCCACCCTGAACTGTATCACCCTGATCACGTTACTGACCTGAACGGTGCTACTGAGCAGGCAAACTATCGTGTTTATGAGGTTCCTGGGTATAACTCTGGTTACACTGTTAATGGTGAGGCAAACTCTAATGAAGATGACAATGGTCACGGTACAAACTGTGCCATCTGTGCTACTGGTTTACAGCACGGTGTCTCTAGAAAAACTAGGATCTATGCTCTGAAGACTCAGGGTAGTAATGGTAGTGGACTGTTGTCCAGTTATGTGAATGCTATCCTTGCTATTATCAACCATAACGATCCTAGCCATCCAAACTGGAAGGGTAACAACAGACCTGCTGTGATCAACGCATCTGTTGGTGTTAACATTCCTTCCGAGAACTATCGTTTCGTTCCTCAGAACGAACCTGGATTTGACAGTGGTGCCTATGAGGCAGACACTGCAATGGACGATTACGAGAAGTCAGCAAATGATGCTGGTATTGTGTTCGTTCGTTCCGCTGGTAACGGTTTCGGTTACAACGTTCAGTATGGTGGTTACCAGGCTAAGTTCAACCCTGGTCCTCGTACTGCTGGTCCTCAAGACTATCAGTACAATATGGAAGGTATTTGTGACAAGATCTCTGTGGGTGCAACCACGATGATCGATACCTTCACCACGTTCTCTAACTACGGTACTGGTGTTACCACTAGTGCACCTGGTGAGTCTATTTACGTTCCTCTGTATTACTGGAACAGCAACAGTGCATACAATACTGTTACTTCTAGTTACTACGGTTGTATTCAAGGTACATCCTTCTCTGGTCCTCTGACTGCTGGTGTGGTCTGTCAGTACCTGGGTGTGAAGGGCTATCAGAACAGAGCAACCTATGAAGGTAAATCTGTGCCTGCAATGGCAAAAGAATGGTTGCGCAGAAACATTGATTGGGACTACGAGAGAGCATATAGTGGATCTACCACTGCTCCTGTGGGTCAAGAATTTGGTGGTGGTACTGTCAGTCAGTATCCTTACAATGATCTCGATGAGATCACGTTGGATGGTGTCAACTCTTTCATTGGTACTGGTGCTGCATCTAACGTTGTTAGCATCACACTGGGTAGTGAATACGCTCGCTTTAATCCTACTCTGGGTGACAAAATTCAGTTCCGTGTTCCGCGTGCTGCTCCCGCAGAAGACATCATTACTGATGTGTGGGTGAGCAGTGGTTCATCTGCTACTGCTGCATACTATGTGGCTGGTGGTCTGCTGAATATGGTCACTGACAACAACCCTTCTCCTGGTCTTGTCGGTACCTTCCCCTCTGGTGGTACATCTGGTTACATCTCTAACCTGACTGTGCAGAACCAAGGTTCTGGTTACACCTTGACACCTGGTGTTTCGTTCACTGGTGGTGGTGGATCTGATGCTACTGCAACTGCATCGATCACACTAACTGGTGGTGCTGTGACTAGCATCAACGTTGATCAACCTGGTTCTGGATACACTACTGTACCTACAGTTGAGATTACTGGTGATGGTCAAGGTGCAACTGCTACAGCACAGATCTCACTGACTGGTGGTGGTGTTACTACTATCACCATTACTAACGGTGGTTCTGGTTACAACCCACTGAACCTGCCTGCTATCACCTTCGGTGGTGGCGGTGGTCAAGGTGCTGCTGCAACTGCCATCGTGACCGATGGTGTTGTGACTGGTGCTAATATCTCCAACCCTGGTTCTGGATATTCTGAGGCACCTACCGTCACGATTGCTCCATCTGCTCCACCTAACCAAGGTGCTACTAACTGGGCACCTGACTCCAGTTTCGTTAGCGGTGGTGGATCTACTACATCTGTGTCTCTGAACCAGACCACACGTGCACTGACTGCAGTTTCTGACAACCTGCCTCAGCCTGCATTGTATGGTAACTTCCCTAATGCTAACAACTCTAACGGCATTACTGGTCAGTCCTACAACCACACCTGGATCTACCGTGGTGGTAGAAACCTTGCTGATGCGACACCTATGCTGTCTACAGCAGAACCTAGTGTTGGTCTGGCACTTAATGGTGTTCAACTGCGTCACTATTCACACGGTCTTAATACTGACCTGCCTGATGGTACTGGTTGCCCAACTGGATATACATTCAACACTATCTTCAACTCTGCGAAGTTTGGTGCTGACAATGGTGGTGGTGCCACTGATTCTAGTGGTGCGTACTACTACAACAATGCTAAGTTCCTTCTCAATACTTGGAAAGGTTCTACTACAACATATACAGTCACAGTCACTGCTTCTAAGTATTATCTGAATGCTGGCTTGACTCCTAACATCATTCTGACTGAAGGTAATACTTACTTCTTCGATCAGTCTGATTCTTCTAACACTGGTTACCCCTTCCGTCTCTCTGCTACTCAAGACGGTATCCACACTCAAGGTGGTGTTGAGTATGAAGTTGGTATCCGCTATCAGGGTACACCTGGTGATGGACAGGCTGGAACTGGTACATATCTGCAGCTGCAACCTAACAGCCCCAACCTTTTCTACTATTGCTCTCTGTATTCTGGATACGGTAACGCTGCATCTGTTACAACTACTGCTAACACTGCTGCATTGCCTTCTCATACCACGAGAGACATTACTGAAGCAACTGCTCACTCTCCGATCATTGGTTATGCATATGATGGATATCCCATCTATGGTCCCATTGGTTACGCTAGCCCTGCATCGCCAACTACACTGGCGAGAATGACATCTTCTTACTCACTAAGAAGTTCACGTCCTGGTGATCAGTATGCTGGTTCTACTTACAACTGGAGTGTTACCGCAGATGATTCGCTGGACTATGATTTCACGGGGCAATCGGCAGGTACTGACGTTGCAATCGCTGCTAATGTTGGTGATAACCTTGTGTTCAATGTTAACGCTTCTTACACCACTGGTGGCGGCGGCGGTAGCACACCGAATACCTACAACTTAGTTGTTACTGCATCTAGCGCTAGTGACTACAGTGTCTCTGGTTCCGACAGATCTGGTAATATCAATGGTTCTGACCCTGCATTGACATTCTACGAAGGTGATACTATCAACTTCACGGTGTCTGCATCTGGTCACCCGTTCTACCTGAAGACACAGGCTGGTACTGGTACTGGTAACCAGATCACTGGTGTTACTAACCAAGGTACTGAGTCTGGTACTGTTTCTTGGACTCCTGGTGCTGGTTCTGCTGGTACTTACTACTATCAGTGTGAGTATCACAGTAATATGGTCGGTACGATCACTATTCAATCTGCTGGTGGCGGCGGTGGTACAACTGTGACCCACCCGATGTGGATCCAGACTGTTCCTGCTCCTTACAACCCGACTCAGGTTGTTGCTTCTGTGACGAACAATGGTAGTCACAACGCTACTATTCTGTGGAATACAACAACTGCTGCAGCAGGTACCTATTACTATGTGTCTGAGAATGCTCAGGCAATGACGGGTACGATCACACTCTCTGAGCCACAAGGTTATGCACCCTCTACAACTGCATATCCGATGGGTTCGTTTGTGGAAGACTATGAATATGTGGGAACTGGTTCTCTTGACCGTCGCAACGGTAGATTCGGTATCACACCTGAGTTCCCTGGTGGTACTTACGCTTACTTTATGACGGTTGATGCATCTAACAACCCTGCATTCCCGTACATTCTGGGTGATCAATACTATGGTGAAGCAGTTACTGAGGCAATGAATGCACCTCAGAACCCTGTCTTCGAGCAACCTGCATCTGCTGGTTGTACCATTGGTACACAGATTGGTGTTGTGTCTGGCGTCACAGTGGATGAAGCTGGTGTTGGTTATACCTACGCTAACGTGTCATTTACTGGTGGCGGTGGTGTTGGTGCTGCAGCAACTGCAAACCTGTCGGTGCTGGATGGTTATGTGTCTGGTCTGACGATTGTTGATGCTGGTAGTGGATACAACCTGGCACCTACAGTTGTTATTGATCCTCCGAACGTTGCTGGTGGTATTCAGGCTACTGGTGTTGCCACGATTGCTATTACATCTGGTAACCCGAATAGCGTTGGTAGTCATTCATTCAACCAGAACTTTAACTGGAGAGGTGGTACCAACTATGGTACTACTGTTAGAACAGAGAAACCTCTTCGTAGTAACAACCCCTTCGGTCTTACTACCACTGGTGTTCTGATGTATCACTACAGTAAGGAAGAAGGACCGACTCCTGGTTGGACTTACAACAGCGTGACTAATGGTAACTTGGTCGGTGAAGATGCTTACGGTGGTTTCCCCAACGCTGCGAATGTTTATGGTTACAACAGCAGCAAACTGCTCGCTGCATATGGTACATCTGCTATCACTGCATCTAGTTACCTGAGTTCTACTTACTTCGATCTGGGTTATAGAACTGTCAACTATGTGGTTACTGTGGCTGCTAAGGAGTCTGGTGATCCATACTTCGGCACTGGTTCTGATGATCAGTTCGTGATCCGTGGTGATGAGTTCACGACTCCTACTGCTGCTCCTACAATTAACTTCACCAGAGGTAACACATATATCTTTAACCAGAACGACTCTACCAACACTGGCAACCCCATCTATCTGTCAACTACAGACGATGGTGTGCATAATGGTGGTGTGAAGTATAGCAGTGGCGTCACATATCGCCTTAATGGCGCTGCTGTAGACGCTGTGACCTATGCAAACTCCTTCGCGACTGCATCTGAGCGTACGGTAACGATTGTCGTCCCTCAGGACGCTCCTAACACCCTCTACTATGTCGGTACAGGCATCAGAATGGGTAACACTGTGAACGTCAACAGCAACGTTCAGGGTGATTATAAGCGTCATACAAATGGTCACTCTAAGATCTTGGGTATGTCCTTCGATGGCTATCCGATCTATGGTCCTTATGGATACTCTGATGCTTTAGATGCATCGTCTTCTGTTATTCGTATGAAGACTGCATATGAACTGAAGCTGCCAAACAGAGTGCCTGATATGTTTGGTTCACGTCCCGCTGTTAGCACCTATCCTTATGGTGCATTTGTTGAGGACTATGAGTATCAAGGTAACATCGATCAAGATGCATTAGAAACTACATTTACTGTTCAGGTTTCTAGTGCTACCAATACTGGTTCTGGTGGTCGTTATTATATCTCTGGTGGTGGTCTGACAGGTAATGAAGAGAAGCCTGCATTTAACTTCCGTAAAGGTTGCAAGTATATCTTTAATCAGAGTGATGCTTCCAACACCAGCCACGCTATGTTGTTCTCCACTTATGGTGAAGCAACAGCACAAGGTTGGCACGTGGCTGGTCAGACTGTTGGTGATGTGAACGCTGTCTATCAGGATGGTATCGTTTACAAACTGGAGAACGTTGCTGTCACCTATGCAGAATATGCTGCTGGTTTCGATACTGCTACACAGAGATCTATTGAGATCACACCTACAAGCAGTGCACCGAAGATTCTGTACTACTTCTGCTATAACCATTCTAATATGGCAGAGCGTATTATCATTGGTGACCTGGATAGCAGAAACGGTCGCTACTGTAAGACTCCTGACTATCCGAATGGTACCTATGCATACTTCATCACTGAAGATGACAATGGTAATCCCGCATATCCTTACATCTTAGGTAACGAGTTCTACTCTGATCCTGTGTTCCCTGGTAGCACTCCTGCACCTGGTAGCTCCTATGTCTATGACATCGGTGGTATCGAGTTCAACATTATGGAGAACTACTGGCACACCATCACTGATGTGGATCCTGGCAACAATCGTATTGAGATTGAGCCCAACGCCGCACAGTTTACTGCTTCTTACTCTGAGCAAGGTGGTAACCTTCTTAAGATTGCTAACCTGGAAGGTACAAAGCAGCGTAGTGATGGTATCCAACGTTGGATGGATCTGAACCCTGTTGGCAACAAACTGTACTTCCAGACTGAAGCACAAGAAGACGCTGGTCAAGGTCAAGGTACCGAGATTGTCTATCTGCCTGTTGACCGTGGTGTTGACACTGGTGTGATGAGTGGTGTTGTTTCTCCGTTCATCAACCTGTTGACTACCTGGTATACAGCCGCTGGCGCACTGGGTACATTCAACATTGGTGATACCGTCAACCTGCAACTGGGTGTCTCTTTCCTGAGAACCTATGCTAACGAGACAATCCTTGACAGAGATTATACTCTGACTGGTGATTCTATTGCAGGAACTGGTCTCTCATTCGATACTGAGACTGGTGTTCTGAGTGGTGTCTTGACTAACACCACAACGCTGGACCTGACACTTACAGTTGAAGAAAATATTTCTGGGCAAACTCAGACCTATACGATTCAACTTACTAACACTACAGTTACTGTTCAGAACATTGAGATCAAGTATGGTGGTGTCAGTAAAACTATCGACTATGATGCTGTTACCAAGCAATACGGACAGCCTCAAGATAATGCTCTCTGGGCAGCAAATGAGTGGTATTCACGTCCTCTGACTTATAAGGCTTTCAGAATCATTGCATATCAGACTGGATATGACAATGCAAGGTTTGAGTATCTGCCTCAGTGGCAAATCTATGCTACTAGAGATGGTAACACTGATTGGCACAACATTAACGAGTACTCGACTGGTAACACTACAGCTGCTACATCCTGTGATCAGGAAGGTCCTGACCTCTGGACAAATAATGTCGATGCCCGTAACTACTTCTACTCTTACATTGAGAGATTTGAAGATGTCACTGGTCACGAACTGGCTATCTGTAACCTGGTCGTGAATAAGTGGTGGAACCTGGATCAACAGTTCTTCCGCTGTAAACTGCGCTATCGCGTGACGTTTGACCTGGTGGCATCTGGTACAGATTACGCTACCGTCGTGAACCAGTCTGGTTCTACTGTGTTTGAAGTTGCTAAGGGTGCTACCTATCGCTTCGATGTCAGTGATCCTTCCTGGGCTGGTAAGGATCTGGAACTGCGCTCCTCTGCTATCGGCAACACTATCACTGGTTCTAAGGTTCGCCGTTATGGTACACCTGGCACCGCTGGTGCATTTGTTGATTACATTGCACTTGAGAGTGAACCACTGTCCAGCATCTACTTCGGTCAAAGTGGTGGTAGCACATTTGCATCGCAGCACCTGGACTTCACGAGCACATATAATGCTCTGCTTTCCAACACTCTGCAGTTGACTGTTTCTAACAGACCTGCTCTGCCTGCACAGCCTAACCTCACGATGTATGCTGGTGCTACTGCAATTACTGGTAACACTTACGCTGTTAACACAGAGTATGGTCAGTTGACACACTATCCCAACACTCTTGCTTATCAGTCCTCTGGTAGATTGCCTAACTTGGGTCGCTATCCTGTGGAACTGAACTGCAGTGACCAGATGATTGAATATCTCTGGTACAAGAAACTGTATAGCTACAACACCACAACTGGTGCTAAGTCTTACAACTGGGATACACTTTCAAATACCTATCCTACTTACATCCCTCTTAACTCTCCTCACTTCAGATCGAGAAGAGACTATGGTAACGATCAAACTGCATACCATAGCTCCTGTACTCTGGACGGTGCTAGCATCTACAGAGAGAACTATATCTCGTTCGATGAAGAGTTCCCGCTGCGTGTTGACTACAGTGGATCTTATATTGAGATTCCTGTTCAGTCCTCCTCTCAGCTGCTGCCCCCGCTAGACAACGCTGGTGTTCCTATCCGTAACACTGACTTGCCTTGTAAGGGTGTTCCTCACGGTGAGAACGATCCTAACACCTACTATGTTGTTCTTGGCAATGGTGATGCATACTCCTCTGTCTCTAACGAGATCAGCGTGATTGCTAACCCGCCTGAACTGGGTATGTGGTGGTATGAATACGACAACGGTTGGACTGGTACTGTTTCTAACGGTTACCTGCGTCACGATCAAGGCTTCGTTGATACTACTCTGACCTGTGGTGATTACTTCGGTAACGTTCTGATTCGCTCCTTCGTTATTGACGTGGGTCCTGCACCTCTGAGTGCACTGCCTTACATTGACATCAACACACTGCAAATTCAGGATTACTACGCTGGTGCACAGAACTTCACTGTCACCAACAATGGTACACAAGATGTGACCTGCTCGTACACTATCGATGCTGGTCAATTTACCTGGAGACTGCGTTTGATTAACGAGTTCCCGTATATGGCAACTACCACTGGTAGTACGAGAACTGTCTTCACACTGAATGACGCTAATATGGCTAACGGTCCTACCGTAGTCAACACTGGTGACTTCAGCACCTACAGTGGACAACTGGCTACTGCAACTGGTCTGCTCCGCGATTGCCCGTTCCGTGGTGATACAAGCATCAACCTGCCTGTGGATTTCGCAGTTAAGAATGACATTCAACCTGCTATCTTCCCTGCACGTGGTACTCAGAAGGTCTACACATTGTGGGTCGAACTGGTTGAGTCGCCGTTCGATCTGGTTGACCTGATCAACCTGACTGCTATTGCTGATCCTTGCCAGGATCACACTTACGACTTTGCATACACCTCTAACGGTGCTTGCATTACTCCGTCGAACGACTACTTCTGTAACTTTATCAAACCGTTGCGTGATCGCGGTCACGCTGAACAACCGATCATCGGTATGAAGGGTGTGGCACAGATTAAAGTGACTGACGGCATTTCGCCAAGATCCCTGGACTTCCAAGTCCCTGCTCCTTGGCCAGTTCTGTTCAGCTACTTGGGTGACTGTAACCCCACTTGCGCATAAATTACTGTATAGGTACAAAGTAAAATGGCACTAATCTACCCACCCGCACTGGGCAGTATTCCGTCGCCAGCGTCTTTGACACCAACCATCTTCTCCACTACATTCAGTGGAGAGACTGGGGTTGGTGCTCACCAGTCAACTGACTGGCAGATTGCAACAGCGGATACTTTCGGCTCTAGTGAACTGGTATACAACCAAAACGACACGGTTAATAAAACGTCGTTGACACTTCCTGCATCAACACTGCAGAGTAATACTCATTATTATATTAGAATTAGGCATCGTGACGATGCAACTCCTGATGCAAATATCTCAAACTGGTCGAAGGTCGCTGAATTTAATACTGGTTTACCTATTCAGACCCCAACGGTTACGATAGCATCGCCCACGGCGTTGATTCCCGTGATCTTATCATCTGCTTACAGTGGTAGTAACACACACGCTAGAACTGATTGGCAGATTGCAACAGATTTTCTGTTCACTAATATCCACGAAGAACTGCTGGATACACCATCTAGCCTGACACAGTTTACGCCACAAACTTTGGCGTATAATACACTGTACTTCGTTAGAGTAAGATACAGGGATAATACTGGTACTAACTCTGAGTATAGTGCACCTGTATCATTCTATACTGATACACAGACTAACGTTAGTCCCAAGATCAATCGTCCTAGCATCACAGCACCTGTGAATGCCGCGACGAATGTTACTCTGACACCCACCATTTCTGGTTCTGGTTTTTCTGGTATCAATGGTGCTACTCACGTGTCATCTACCTGGCAGATTGCATTGACTCCTACTTTTGGTAGTGATGCTGGTCTTGCTCCTCTGGCTGGTGGATACACAGCAACATCACAGATTAGTAACACTAGTGGTCTAGTCTATGAGGCTGCTAATGATATTAACAACAAAACATCTATCACTATTGCTAGTGGTATTTTAGAAGAGGACAGAACATATTACGTTCGTGTCCGTTATCAGTATGTTGACCTTCAGAGTGCTAACTGGTACTCCGAATGGTCAGAACCTATTTACTTTGCAACATCTGCTGTTCCTGCTGAACTGCAGTGCCCTGCAATTACTAGTGTTGTAGAGTCTACCATTTACGATAGACTTGACGTTGCATCTAGTGCATTTGTTGCTACACCTGCTGCGGCTCAGACACACGTACATAGTGACTGGGAGGTTGCAACTGATGCTGGGTTCACCAATAAAGTGATTGTTGCGTCTATTGACACTACAAATAGAACTACATTCCCAATTCCGACAGATTCTATCCGTCCTTCTACACAATACTATGTGAGAGTACGGTATAATAACGGTGCAATTAACTCTGTATTTTCTGCAGGGTATTCGTTTATGTCACCGTCCACTGCAACTGGTACGCTGCAGGACTTCACCCGAGTCCAGACAGATACTTTGGACGACCTGTCGGTGTCTACAACTAAAATTATTAACTTGTCTGTCACCAATCCTAAGTTGGCAGACGGAGCAGTGACTACAGCCAAGATTGCCCCAGGTGCTGTGGACGCTAATACTGCACTGACTGACGATTCTGTCACCAGTGCTAAACTTAATAGCACAGGTGGTTCTGAAGCAGTTACCACTGATGTCATCAGAAACTTGAATGTGACCACTGCTAAGTTAGCTGCTGGTTCTGCAACTTCTGAAAAGATTGATATCACTGGTGCTACTGATCCTTCATCCCCTGTCAATGGTCAAATTTTTTACAATACTAGCCAGAATACATTCAAAACGTATAATGGTGTTAACTGGAAAGAAAGTGGGGACGCTGGTGACTACTATATCATCAGAAAACCCCAACCAGGTACAACTAATTTGACCATTGTGTACGCTGGCAGACAGACAAATATCTCATATGATGAGTATTCGTCACCTTTGAACACACACCAGTTCTTCGCACCAAGCGGTCTGGAATTCAATATAGATAGTAATGGGCATCTCGTCGTCACAGTAAGGTAATGTCACAATTTTTCATCGATGTAGGTAAGATTAAACTTACCTGGCAAGGAAACTGGTCAAACTCCACTGCATATGTGGTGGATGATCTAGTATGGTTTGACGACGGATCCACCGTCAGCACGTACATTTGCGTGGCTGATAACACAAATCAATCACCATCCGCCACTGGTACAGTAAACACTAGTTACTGGAATCTATTTGCTGGTGGTGGTCTCGCTGGTGGTCTGCAACCTGGTGGTACAGGATCTAATCAGATTCAAATCAGATCAGGCTTAGCACTTGGTGGTGAGGCAGCATTTACATATGATCCTGCAACTGAC